CAAATGTAACGGTATCACCTGCTTTAACTGTAAGATCATTGGGTTCAAAAATTAAATTCCCACCAGAACCCATTTGTATAGTGTTAGCAGCGTATGCTGATGATGCTAATGTAAAAGAAAGAAATAATGAGGTCATCATTATTGTAAGTCTACTTAACCACCACATAATTTCGTGTTTTAAATCGTTGTTCATATTTAGTGTCCCATTGGAATACCAGCTTCCATAAGACGAGAGATGTTATTCACCTCTTCATTGTTACAGTAATCAATAAAATGAGGATGCCCTTGTAGAAAAGGTACATCCTCTTTACTGTGTTCTATTGCATCATATGCACTCATGGCATACTCACATATCTCATAATGATGAAGTTGTAGGTCATGATAACCTACAGTGTAATGTCTTTGTTGAGTCAGGGGCATGATCTTTCAATCCCATACTACAACGATATTTATAGCATAATGTAGTAAAAAATACCTACTTATGTGTGGACTCACGGACACTGTTAGAGTATCAAAGCACCAATTATAAATCCTTTAGCAAATGCTACACATAACATCTGATAATCAGTTAAGTTGAATCTATCTTGGAACCGTCTTGCTAATTTACGATCCCATTCAACTACCTTATCAAAATACTTTTTCATTGTTCTATAGGTTGAACTATAACATCAGCACATAAGAAACTCATTGGTGACTCTGGATGGAATTGAATTCCAAATTTCTTAAGTTCACCACAGTTCCGAAGTCTGGCTATATCATAATCCAATTGTCTATTCAATAGCATTTGTTTTTTCATTGCTCTGTCTGGTCCTTGACCAACACCAACAAGTGAAAATCCTGCTACGACTGCAGTTGCTATAGCAATAACATTAACTGTTGTTTGATTTAAATACTTTTTCATTAAACGATTTCCTCTTCTTGTTCTGTTAATAATACCATATCAGTTTCAGGATATGCAACACAAGTAAGAACAAACCCTGCTTCTAACTGATCATCATCCAAGAAAGATTGTTCTTCTTGATTTGCTTCACCCTCTACTATCTTCATAGCACAAGATGAACATGCACCTGCTCTACAAGATGATGGATGATCAACACCTGCTTCCTCTGCTGCGTCCAAAATAAATTGGTCAGCATCGCAGTCAAATATTTCTTCCGAACCATCTTCAGAGCGAAGTGTAATAGTATATGACATATTAGAAAATTTGTAACCGTAGTATATATTATACTATGCAGTTGGTGGTTTCTTTTTGTCAGGAACTACTGGTGTAATTGCTATAGGTGCTTGCTCAATTCTAATTGTCTGTGCAGGTGCTGCTTGAGTTGCTTTCTCAATCAACTTCTCCATATCTGCTTTAGATACCTGACCACCAGGCCCACTTCCACCCATCTTCATAGTGCCATCACTCTTTTTAGATGCTGTTTGAATCCCAAAGCTAGCCAAAACCCCAGTAAAAACTGAGGCTATAAATGTCGGATCTATTTTCTGTTGTGGTATACCAGGTATAGCTACGTAGTTTAAAGTTAATATAGCCCCCGACCAGCCAAGAACAGTAATCCTGACCATTGTACTGATGATCGCTGCTTGCTCTTCTGCATCTGGTACTATACTAGACTTTATTTTACCAAAGAGACCTTGCTTTTTCTCTTGTTTATGCTCTTCCTTTTCGGTAACATCGCTGCGAACTTCAGCCATAAAATTAAAAGGTAACTAATTTATATAGTTACCTTTATCTTTTTATTAAAGTTGAATTGGAGCAATAGGTGAATCGGGTGCTGCTTGTGGAGCAAGATCAGGTGTTCCTAAAGGAAGATCTCCACCAAGACCTCCAAGAGATCCAGCAACTGCTTCAAGTGCTTTCTCTTTAACAGATTCTATGATTGCATCCTTGCGTACATAAACGTACCCAGCAGTGCCAACAACGGCAAGAGATACAACAGCAGACGCAACAGCAAGTACATTTACAATTTTTTGCATTGTCTTAAATAAGTATTTTATTTATATTTATCACCAGTATAGTATGCTTTGAAGTAACTTGCAAGCCCATTTGTAGTATATTGTTTCTCGCACCACTCATGAGCACATTCATATATTGCTGTTGCAGGAGATGATGAACTAAAGTTTGCCATCAATAATCTTAAAGAATCCTGTCTTAATTTAAATTTTTCTTCTGTTAAATCTTTTCCTAACTCATCAAACTCTTTTTTACTAGTACCATTAACTCTGGTATCAGTCTGATCGTAAGTGACGTTGTTGGGCATTGTTATGAATGATGTCTTCCTATTATATTATACTATCTTGAATTGTCAAATGTGAAAACGGTGACCAGTATTGCTAGTGTACCAACAGCAACAACTGTTAAAAATAATTCTATTGTGCAATGATGTAAGAAGTTCATATCATACCTAATGAACCTGCTGTTATACCAACTGCCATGAAGAATCCAAACTCCAATAGACCATGAGCACCTACTGGAGTATTAATTAATATATTATTGAAGAACGAGAGATCCGACATTTGTATATGCTACGAGGGCTAGAACCCCGACGAAAATTAACTGTTGCATGTGACTAGGTAAAAATACTCTCTCTATTATATAGGTATTTTTACCTTAATGTCAATATAATTATTATACCCACTACACCTACCATTGCTAAACGACCATTCCATCGTTCAGCGAATCTCCAATAGTGGTGATTCCAATCTATCATGCTCCCGAAGGAACGGGGACTGGTTGCATCTGTCCCACTCGTACTCCTTTACCACCTTCAAAATCATCATCGTCATCATCATTGATTGCTCTCATAATAAGTTCAACCAATACTAAAGCACCTATGGGGTAAAAACACCATAGGATTGCTGTTAGTGGGGATATACTGTCTGTTGCGGCTATAAAGTCGCCCATATGTCTTCCTTCGCTGATAAAGTTACGAGTAAGTATTTAGTTATGTAAAGATTTAGGTAATTATACTAAACCTGGAATGAGTTGCCCAGTGAAACTGTAGCTAGCAAAGGCTGCAACGCAACCAACGATAGCAGCAATACCATTCCACTTTTCAGCGATGGAGAAATCGACTTGTTGAGTAGTTTTGTCATTTTTCATTAGTAAATACCTGGAATAATTTGTCCTGTAACTGCATAGGAAAGACCAAAGATCCATATCCCTAGCATTGCTGCACGTCCTTGTGCTTTGAGGAAGATGTTAGTGTCTTTCATTAAAATATACCTGGTATAATTTGACCTGTTGTAGCGTAAGCACCCATTGCTGCTACGAAACCAATCATGGCCATCCAGCCATTAAATTTTTCTGCTTCTGGTGTCATTGTTGTAACTCCTTTCGTTAGATTTGTAATAGGATTAGAAAGTGACCTCCACTGATTAGTTGAGGTGGTGTAAGAGACCTTGGTATCTAAAAGATACCTGGTATAACTGCTCCGAATAGGATGTAGTTATGTACGAGTGCAAAGAAACCGATCATCGCTAGGCGACCATTAGTTGACTCTGCATTTTCCCAGTAATTAACGTCTAGTACTTCTACTTGAGGTTCATGAGCAAACATATTCTGCTTGCCATACTCGGTAGTAGTATAACGTTTCATACTATCTGTTGAACTTGTCATTCGTTTGTAAAGAAACGTAACATAATTATATATAAAAGATTAAATTTTGTCAAGAAACTTTACATTCGGGTCTCCGAACATAATTAAAGGGGTCTTATGACCCCCATAATGTTAACTTATGTTAATAATCACCATCTTGTAATTTTTTAACCCATTGTTTCTGTCCACAATATCCATGAGCATCACCTGTTTTCATATTGTAATGTTCATTCACATGCATTATTTCTATCATTAGAAATAATCCTATCAACATCATAGGCATCTGCCATAATGGATGACCAAAGACTTCACAAAATTCTTTGTAATAATCCTCAAATTTCATCTATGAATTTTTAGGGCATTTTATATATGTGGTGGTTTCCTATCGCCTCCATGTCTGAAACCACCAAAGGGACATGCAGCAGTCATAGGTAGCGAAACCTTGACTCAAATATTATAGCATAAAAAAAGACCCTCGGCAATGCAGAGGGTCTCTTTGTGTAAACTAATCAGTAATTAGAATACGAATTTAGCACCAACTTTAGCACCCCAGTTAACGATATCGTCACCTGAAGAATCTTCGTCTGTGATTCCATTAAGTTCACCGTAGATTCCTAGAGAATCTGTAGCAGCAACGCTGATACCAGCCTTACCAGAGAACTCACCTTCAGAACCATCAGTTCCGTCAACAGCAACGAATGAAGGTCCACCTTGTACGTAGAAACCTACTTTTTCAGAAGCTTGTCCTTCATAACCGATAGCTAGATCAGTTGTTGCTCCAGAGTAGTCTCCATCAGGATAAGAGATATTGCTCTCTACATTCACGTAAGGACCAGCAAAAGCTGCACCAGCGAATAGGAATGGAGATGCTGCTACTGCAGCGATTGTTGATTTAATAGACATGTTTTTTATTAGTATCTCGCATAGGGTATTAAAAAACCCCTGCGGATGATAGCACCCCCGACAAAGGGTACTGTTTACATTCGCAAAGGGTTACGATCTTTCGAGTCCTTTGACTTTCAACTGTCACATTCGTAGAGTGTGCCAGTTGTTATTATTTATAATATCAGATTATTAAAATGGTGTCAACATATGACAGACACTTATGTGGTTGTCACTCTTGATCCATAGTTGATTGCT